AATGCTCCTCAGGCTAACAAGATGCATGTCAGAAGTAATGGTAAGAATCCTAGTAAAGAGTTGAGAACAAGGGATGTAGACTTTCATTGGACCCTTATACCCCTTGGAATAGCTACGGAGATACCTGTGGGATATGAGGCAGTTCTTGTGCCTCGCAGCTCTGCATTTAAGAACTGGGGATTTATCCAAACTAACTCTGAAGGTATTATAGACAATAGTTATGCAGGAGATGAGGATGAATGGAAACTTCCTGTAATTGCCACAAGGAGTATTACCATTCCAAAAGGTACAAGGATTGCTCAGTTTAGAATTCAGCTGAAGCAGCAGGCTACCTGTTGGCAGAAACTCAAGTGGCTGTTCTCTTCAAAGGTCAAGCTGAAGCAAGTTGACCACCTTAATAAGCCTTCAAGAGGCGGTATTGGAGAAGGCACAGGAAATAACTAATCTCTCACTGCATTAAAAGTAAAATCTATGAAAAAAAATCATAACTCTTTTCTCTCTTTCTCACTAGCTAAAGGATTTACCAGTCCCAATATTCCTATTGCTACTTTCTATCAAGGTGACAAGGAACTTAATTTCATCATTGATACAGGTTCAGACGATAATGTTATCAACAAAGAAGCACTTGATAGTATAGAATATGAAAAGACAGACCACAAGGGAACACTATCTGGTGTAGGAGGTATCTATGAGGTAGAAGGTTGCAACATCACCTTCCAGTATGAGGGAGAGACTTTCACTGGAATGTTCATCATCTCAGACAATCTCAAGGAGGCATTTGACAATATCCGCAAGTGTCATGCCATACTTCTTCATGGTATGCTTGGCTCTAAGTTCCTCAAGGAGAATAACATTGTTTTAGACTTCAAAAATCTTACAGCTTACAGCAAGAAATAATGGTGTATCTTGTAACCCAACAGCAGGAACTCTTTGGCTGGGAGGAATATAAGATTATCTCAGCTGAAGAGTCTCTGCAAGTTGACACTTAAACTTAGATTCACTTACAACCACTTTTATATACTCGTTTCAGTGTCTATTTGTTTGTACCTTTACAGAAAAAAGGAAATGAACAAGGATAACACAAAAAAGCAAGGTGTTTATGCTATTAGGAATTTAACAAATGGCAAAATGTATATAGGTAGTACGATTAATCCTTTTTATAAAAGATGGCAGTGTCATAGAAAAAGGTTAAGGAAAGGTGTTCATCATAGTGAACATCTTCAAGCGTCTTGGAATAAATACGGTGAAGATAATTTTAGTTTTGAAATACTTGAAATCACACCACCTGAATTATGTCGAGAAAGAGAGGGCTTTTACATTGACTTGTATAACACTTTAAATCCCAAATATGGATATAATGTGGAGATAGTCGATACAACAGGTAACACAAAATGTTCTGATGAAACAAAGAAAAAATTAAGTGCTATTACAAAACAACAATGGAAAGACGGAATACATAATAATAATTCAAAAATAGGAAAACCATCGTGGAATAAAGGATTAAAATGTGACAATATATCTAAGGCTAGAAGAGACATGTTTTCTTCTGTAGAAGTGTATAGAGACGATAAGTTAATTGCAATATTCCGTTCTGTAACTGATTTAGACGAGTGGTCTAGAGAAAATGAACTTCCTGGTATGAAATATTATTGGGACAAAGCTGGTAGACCTAATCTTGGAAAAAGAACTAGTCATATAGCAAGTCAAAATATACATCGTGCTATAAGAACAAATCACATATATAGAGGTTTTCTTTTTAAAAAAGCAGAGCCTTTAGCACCTGAGTTTGGAGTGGTAAAATGGGAAACAAACAATAACGAACAGCAAGATGATAATACACAACAAGACAGTTCTAGTTTATGATATTGAGGTATTCCCCAATGTGTTCAGTTGTACTCTAAAGAATAGTGAGACTGGACAAGTCGTGGTGTATGAGTTATCCCACAGGAAAAATAATATCATCAAGGAGGCTACTACTATGGTTAACCTCTTTAAAGATGACAAGTATCTTTTCTGTGGATATAATAACATTCACTATGATAACCCTATTATAAACTTTATTATTGAGAATATTGGCTCTATGCCTAATAATTATCAAAAAGTTTGTGATAGGATTTATAGGCTCAGTCAGCAGATAGTTACTTCAGAGACATCAGAATCATGGAAACAATGGAAGTATGCCACCAAGTTTGCTACCCTTGACCTCTTGACTATGTTATTTTCTCAGAAGCTTAGAGTAGGTTTGAAGGAGATGCAAGTTACTATGCAATATCATAATGTCCAAGAGTATGAAGGTGACTTTGAAAGCTGGCTTCCTGATAGTGAGATAGATACTATGCTAGCCTATAACCTCAATGATGTAGGTTCTACTCTGGAATTACTGAATAGGTGTAAGAAGGATATTGATTTGAGAATTGGTATTCAGCAGGAGTATGGAGTAGATGTACTTTCTAAAGATGGTATGAGTATTGGTACTGAAATCTTGAAGATTAAATATCTGGAGAAAACCAAGAAACAATGGTATCAAATCAAAGACCTCAGAAGTCCTTGTGATGAAATAGAGTTGAGCAAAGTGATATTTCCTTTCATTAAGTATGAGACTCCTGTTCTTCAAGACCTGCTTAAGGAAATGAAACAACAGACTGTTAGTGCTGGCAGAAAAGGGTATGAGAAACACTTTCTGCTTGACAATGTAGAGGTAACTGTGGGAGTTGGAGGCATTCATACTAAGAATAATCCTGAAGCTATCATTCCTAAAGAAGATGAGCTGCTTTTGGATAGTGATGTAAACAGTCTATATCCAAGTCTTATTATCAGTTATAGTCTTGTTCCTCAACACTTGGGTAAAGAGTTCCTTGAAATCTATGGTCAAGTTAGAGAGGAAAGACTTGCTGCTAAAAGAGCACATCAAGATGTAAAGAATACTACTCTAAAACTTGCTCTCAATGGTGCTACAGGTAACTATCAGAATCAATATAGTTGGCTCTATGACCCCATGGCTGTAATGAAGATTAGAATCAATGGACAGCTACTTCTCCTCATGCTCACAGAAATGCTTCTAAAAGCTGGTGCAAGACTTAAACAGCTCAATACTGATGGTATTCTCTATACTATTCCAAAATCTGTAGATTATCAGGCTATCCTCAAAGAGTGGGAAGAAAAGACTAAATTGACACTAGAAACTGAAGAGTATGAAGCCTTCTATCAGTTTGCTATTAATGACTATCTTGCTATTGGTAAAGGATATGCTGAAACAAAAGATAAAAGTCTTATTAAGCAAAAAGGTCTCTTTATTGATAAGGTAAAACTTGGTAAAGGTATGCAACCTATGATTATTCCTGAAGCTCTCAATAGGTATTTTGCAGATGGTGTTCCCATCGAACAAACTATTAGAGAATGTAAGGATTTAAGCAAATTTATCACCTATCAAAAAGCCGATAAAAAGTTTAGTGTAGAGTACAATGATAAACTAATATCTAGAATCAACAGATATTATGTTAGTACCAATGGCCCATATTTATATAAATGTGAAGTCATTGATGGAAAAAGAGTCGGCTATACTAACATGCTTAAAGCTTCTGGAGTAACTATAGTAAATAATCTGGATGAGATAAAAGAATTTCCTAAAAACATCAACTACAAGTATTATATAGCAGAATGTAATAAGATTCTCTTTCCTTTCATTCATCGACAAATAACATTATTTGATTTTGTAGCTTAATAAAATGGAATTCATAAGAACACTATTCAAAACAGATCCTGAGAAACAGGAAACTAAGAGGCAAAATACTTTTAGGCAGCAAGCAGAGGAACTTATCACAGTGACAGACTTTGCTGATGAACTGTATATAGCCTATAATGGAACCCCATTGGCTCCTGTTGACCCCTCATGGACTACTAAGGAGATAGTCCAGCAGCTCTCTACATTCAGAAACAACTTCATCAACTCAAGGATGAAAGAAGCCAATTATCATAGAGTTGCAGCAATATTATAAGCCAACAATATAATAATGTAGAATTATGCGTATAGAAGTAAAAGTAAAGGTTGCCAGAGTTATTGATGGCAAGACCAGAAAGAGAACAGAAACCTATGTAGTAGATAACTGTGAACTCTATTCCAATGCAGAATATACAGTAATGTCTGCCTTGACTCAAGAGCAGACAGAAGGCACTGTTGAGGGTTTTGAGATACAAAGTCTTAAACTTTCTCAGATTAAGGAGATTGATGACCAAACTATTAATAACTCCATTCCCTCCTTCGTTGCTACTCTCATAGACATCTTCCTACAGGATGATGGTACAGAGAAAAAGCTAAAATATAAAGTCCTTTTATGGGCAGATAACCTTACAGCTGCCAATCGTAGAGCTAATGAATTATCTCATCAGGGCTATGAGATGCAGATTGAAAGCATTAAACAGGTAGATTATGAGTATTTGGTTGAACAATCTAATCATGAGGAGGAGACAGAGAATGAAGAAGTATGATGTTGAATGTGTAAAGGCCATGCTATTCCTTATTGCTAAAGACATGAGGGAAATGAATCTCAAAAAGCAACTTATGACTATAGGGAAGCAACTTATAGCAGAAGATTGGGGAATAGATTTTGATTTTAATGAAGCAGTCAAGATGTCTCAAGATGCAGCTTCTGAATATAAAGAGCTTGCAGGTACCATGCAAGAAGAACATGACAAGCAGCAGGAAAGGAAAAGAAAAATGCACTTGGCTGGCCAAATGGCATTGGAAGAGCTGAAGCATAAAGAAAATGGACCTTATTTTTCTGACATACTTAAGGAGATGCAAGAGTTGTACGACAGAAAAAATCATGACTATGGCAACAGCTTCTCTGAGACTATCCAAGAGTTTGGCCTTACTCCTGCTGTAGCTCGTATTAATGACAAGCTCAAAAGAGTAAAACAGATGGTCAAGGGAGAACAGATGCAAGTTAATGAATCCATGAGGGATAACCTCATTGATATTGCCAACTATTGTATTCTTACTATCATCGAAATAGATAAATCCTCATAAAATGGAACAAGACGATACTGTAGTATATGACCTCTCTGACTTTACTAAACTTAGGGAAGAAGGAAAATTTAATAATGAGAAGAAATCTCCTTTGGTTAATCCCGTCAGGGAGTACAATCTTGACGGAGAATTTATCAGAATGTGGAATAGCATCAATCAAGTAGCAACTGCCTTTGGTGTTTCATATAGTACCATTCACTCATGTATCAGAGGCAAAAGATTGTCTGTCAAAGGCAGGATATTCCTTCAAAGTTTAGACAAAATAGAAGATAGGGTACTCTCTATCCAGAAAGAAAAGGAAAGACAAGAACTTATCAAGAGTGCTGAAGAGGAATATAAGAAAACCCGTCAGATTAATGTCTATACTTCATCAGGAGAATTTCTTAGGTCATGCTATAGTATCTCTGAAGCATCAAGGGTATATGCTATATCAAAAGGTTCCATAGAAAGTAATTTAAGAGGACAATCCTCTGTTACTAATGGCCTTTGTTTTCTCAGGAGTGATGAAGATATTACTAATAGGCTAAAGAAAATTAAGAAACGTAAAACACATAAAAAGAATTTATAATTATGAAAGAAGTAATAAAAGAGCGAACCAAAGTAGAGAAGTACACAGTATATGAAGCTGTAGATGGTACAGTGTTCGCTGACAAAGAAGAGTGTGGGAAGTATGAAAATTCAGCACTTGCCGTGGCAAGGGGAAAAGTTCAACCACTTTTTGTTAGTACAAATAACGATGCTTGGACTCTGATGGGAGGATGTGATGACCATGAGATTATAGCTGTCAAGTTTGAAGATATAACTGAAGTGGATACTTTCCTCCAGTGGCTTTATCTAGAGTGTCCTTGGTATCTTAATGACATTCATAAAGAACGTAAGGCTGAAGTAGATTCCATAGTTCGCACTGCCTATAATAGGAATGATGTTATCCTCATGGGCAAGAATTGTGAAGGAGACTATTACTTTATTAATTCTCGTCAGAATATCATTGACAACCTCATGACTTTAGATAAGAAGGAGGAAAAGAAATGAATGGATATTATCCAGCTGGATTAACAGATAACACTCCAGGATGTCCATGGAGTGAGCCAGAAGTTCCTGAAAGAGATTTTGATGTTTTTATAAGTCAGACATTAAGCAGAGACACTACGATCACTACCCAAGACTACCAACCAGAGTTTGATGAGGAGGATAGAATAACTTATGCTAATACTGAAGATACTGACTGGAAAAAGGCATATTGTGATGTAGCTATGACTCCACTGGAAATCATAGGTGCTGCTGAAAAGATTGCCAAGGTTCTGCTTGAACAAGGTCAGACAAGAGTTGGTGGAATATATCTGAAAAGTCTTATCCAAGACTGTGAAGGATGGGTTGAAATTGGAACTGAAGTTATAGAAAACTGATATGGAATTATTATTGCAAATTATTTTATTTATTATTATAGCTCTGCTATTTATTATTGGTAGTGCTGTTATTATCTTTACTCTGCATTATTTTTCTTGGTTTCATTGGAGACCTTGCAAGCATTGTGGACATCACATGGAGTATAAAGGTTTAAAAGAAGATACTGAGGATGGCCACTTCTTATTCCATTGTCCTCATTGTGGGGCATGGCAACAAATACCTAAACAGGAATTTCTCCATGAGATTGAGAAAATTGATGTAACTAATCCTCTCAAATAAGGTTTATGATACTTAATGAAAAAGGAATCCTTCAGCAGTTTGACTTGGTAATCTATCCAGTCATGTTAGTAATAGCCATTGGTGACTTGGAGAAGGAAATCAATAGGTTCTATAAGCCCTATGATGAGCATTATAACTATATAGCACCACAAAGAGGTTCATCGACAGCTGCTACCACCTATCAAGTCAGAAATAAGAAGACTAATGACCCTGCTTGCCTAATATGGATTCCCAAGACTGAAGAAGTAAGAGGTTCCTACCTATGCCATGAGTCTGGACATGTAACCTTGGAGATATTCAAATATGTAGGTGCTCATGTGGACTACGATGACCAAGAGCCTTTCTGTTATCTCCTTGGTAGTATCTTTAGACTCTGCAATAATGCTTTCTACCACTGGAAAGACTTCATGGATAGAAAGAAAATAAGAGATGCCAGTGCCTTCAGGGTTGATTTAAACTCCTTCCTTCAAGATGCTAAGAATGAGTTTAACTCTGAGAAGGAGATTGACTACTTCTTGGACAAGTGGACACCAAAACTATTGGAATCAGCAAGTAAAACAACTAAAAAGAAATAACTATGGAATATCTGACAATTCTTGATTTCAACACAGGAGATGTGAACATCTATCCTTGTGAATATGAGCAGGAGCCTGATATAGATGAACTCCTTGACTCCTTAGGATATAGGGCTAATGACTGCCAATGGATGTTTGGAACAGGTAACATAACTTTTCATAAAGAAGTATTAGGCAAATGAAAGTAGAAATAACCAGAGTAACCTCATGGAAAGAGGTACTCAATGCAGCAAGATTCACACAAAGAAAAGAACCTCTTGACAAGGAACCTTCCGATTACTTCAAGAGAAAGATAATCAGGGCAGAGCACTCTCCCTTGAGATGCTTAATGTTCAACATTGACCTGTATGATATACCTTACTATGTAGCTATGCATTTCAGGACGCATAAATTAGTTCATGTTCCTTTTGTAAGTACGTCAAGACCTGATATAGATGGTAATCAAAAGCCAAGGAATGAACAAAAGAAAGATGAACCTGTTAATATGAGACTATTTCTTGATGCCCAAGAAATTATTGCTATAAGTAAAGTAAGGCTTTGTACTAAGGCTGAAGCTAAAACAAGAGCTGTCTGGCAACAGGTGGTCAATGAACTCTATAAGCAAGAGCCTCTATTGGCTACTGCTTGTGTGCCGAGTTGCATATACAGAAATATGTGTCCTGAATTAGAGTGTTGTGGCTATGCAGGCACTAATGCATTTCTTTTAGCAAGGGGAGAGTATCTAATATTTAAATGATATGGATACAATAGTAATACCAGCCAACTTCATTGAAGACTTGGAGAAGAAAGCTATAGATGAAAAGTGCAATGTGGTGGGCATTGAAGAGATGTCTGTCACATACACACAGCCTGCTGACACCTGTAGCAGTTCTGACAAGATTCAGCACTTTACAATAACCACTCAGATGAATATGGCTGTTGGTAATGGTGAGGAGGGGTTCTACTTCAACATCACTATCCCAAAAGGAGAGCACTGGTCTGTTGATGAAGGTAGTTCTCTTATGGCTCTTATTGATGACTTCAAGAAGAGGCTTTATATGGTAAGTGATACCAGAACCGCTAAAACTATAGTTAACTATGACAGGAAGAGAGATGATTAAAGCTCTCCAAGACCTTGGGGATGAAAACCTTGACAGGGAGATAGTGATGTTTGATGGTCCAAGCTATTACACTCCCTATAAGGTTGAAGTCCTCAAGGATAGGAAATGGGGCAAGCAGTATGGATATATAATGATTGATTAAGATTATGGTATATAAAGTAGTAATTAAGGACAACAAGAAATCTCCAATCAGGTATCTTTCCGACTTAGATAATTTCCAGAATGGTAGGGAGTATATTTTCAAGCCTGGGGTTAACATCATTGTAGGAGAGAATGGCTGTGGTAAGACTACCTTGATGAATCTCATCAGAAAGTATCTCATGGTGGATTATATGGACTGTGATAAAGGAGAATACAGGTGTAATATAAACAGTCTGTATGAGAGTTTTGGCCAGATGTCTTTCTTGGACGGAGTAGATGTCTATGCTGACTATCGGAAAAATACTTTCAGACTGTCTCATGCAGTAGAGAAAGAACAATCTCAAGCAATTAAAACCTTTGAAGATTTTGGTACTATGTTCAATCAAAAACACTCTTCTACAGGTGAGAGTGTATTGATGGCAATAAACTCACTCTTCAACTACATGTTCAGGAATGGAGCAAAGCTTATCTTTGACTATGGCCAGTTTAAGGAGTCTGATCCTTTGTATTGGGAGTATGTCAAGAACCACTGGCAAGAAGGTTCTGATGAGTGGACTATCCTTATGGATGAGCCTGATAGAAATCTGGATATTGAAAATATAGACCAAGTAAAAGGCATTCTCTCATTCCATAAGGAGCATACACAGATTATTGCTGTAGTCCACAACCCACTGCTTATTTGTAGTCTCTCCAAGAAGAAGAGCATCAACATTATTGAGATGACTGAAGGCTATGTGGACAAAGTAAAGAAACTTGTAAATAACTTGGTAAGATGAAACCAACAAAGATCCAAAAGGCAGTATGTGATGCTGTCATAGACCAGTTAAAGTTCTGGAGAGATACCAATGATATTAACTCTCCAACACATTATTGTGATATGGATGAGTGTTACTTCTCTGCTTTAGAAGATTGTCTCTCTGAA